AAAATATTTTTGCGGCGGGTCGCGCTCAAAAAGGTACTCAATATGCGTGGCAGTTGAGGGGCACTTGATCTCGACGCAGCCGTTCACGCCCACCAATCCGTCAGGGCTGGCTCCTGCCATCTCGATTGCAGGATGGTTGATAAAACCCACCTCGGTGACGAGTTCGCCCACCTTGGCGCTGTAGGCGTCACGGGCTGCGGCTTCCTGCTCGACGCCCCACTCCATCGCGGCGTTGCTAAACCCTTCAGTCGGCTTGCCGGTTAAGCGTTCGCATACCAGTTGTGCCATGTAGTTTGCTCGACTAGCGGCGTAGCCACTCTTCGTGCGAGCCACTACATCAGCCACCTTTGAGGCAGTCACTTTGCCCAGACGGGCAGAGTGCCACTCTGTTGTCCTTTGCTCCATCACACTCTCCCTAAGATTTTTTTACGGCCATCACGGGTCATGCATAACGACTGCAACTTGTTGTAGTCAAAGTCGAGCATGTCGCAAATCCAGCGCATCGACCCAACGTCATCACGACGGGAAAAAATCCAATGAAATGCAGCGCCTCGGCCATCGGCGTTCTCTGCATCCTTAATCGCCTGCCACAGCACGGCAGACCACAGTCGGCGGTAGCCAGAGTCATCGGTTGATGGCCCGTCTACGTCGCTCGGACGTTTAGCGAGATGACTAATCATTGCAACTCTCCTTGCTTCCAGAGCAGGTAATCGTATTGTTTTATGCCACGGTGCAGCGCAGAAGCCATAAGCATGGGGTTCATTCCCCATTCCTGCGCCAACGGTTTGTAATTAATGCGCTTCTTGTTGGCCTTGGCATCGGCTCTACGCTCGCGCAGCACCTTGTACTGCTCAAACGTAATGCGTGGGTTGTAACGCGATCTTTTGGTATACGTTTTCATAACTTCACGGATACTTTTCCAATCGTAGGTGTTGAGGGGAAATAACTCGTGTGGTTTCTGAATAGTCCGAAGGCGTTGCCTTCTCCCATGCCAAGTCATGCGGCAACCAACCGAGAATCTCGACGGCTCGTATCTCTGGCATGACGGGCTTGGCGACGAACAACACCAAACCTTTACCGATCTGGTGCTGACGTACAGCGGCAGTGTTGCTGGTTCGCACACGACGAACCTCGATGTTCCTGCCAACGTCCGGCCAATCCTTATAGAGTTGGTGATCGCGGGCATCCCACACATGGGCGTGCCAGTAGCGATTGGTGTACTTGGCTACGGCCAACTCTGCTGCACACGCAGCCACCTGTGCTGTGCGGTCGTCTTCCATGCGCTTCGGGTCGTAATGAATAGCGTCTTGGCTGTCCCACCGCGATGAACATCGTCGAGCGCCGACAAGGTTTACTAGGTCGTATTCCCACCGCTCTAATTCAATGATGGGGTAACTCATAACTCCGGCACCTCGTACCATTTCAGAATAATCTTGGCGGCATCGCGGTGGTCTTTCATTACGCGCAAGTCCTTGGCCTTGTTCTTCTCAAAAAACCCGTTAGGACAAGCGCCAGACTCCCGCTCTGCAATCATGTCATCCATCGTTTGAATGGTATTGGTCAGCGACCAAGCCACAATGTACGTCTCCACATCGCTCAGTATTTGTCTCACAAGCGCCTGCTCTTTCAATTTGAGGCCAACTTGCTTTTCTTCTCGCTGAACAGGCTTAGATGCACCTTTCGCTCGCTTGCGTTTAGGCTTTTCCATATTCCGTTTAACTCCTCGATAGTGGCTGCTAGTTGTACTGCCGCTTCAACGGCAGGATCGGTAGTGGCTGCGGCGACTTCATGCGTCTGCGAATCTGCATCGTTGTCGCCCTCGGTCGGGATGCAAAACGCTTGAAAGGCGGCATACTTGTAGGCGGCAGACATAGCCTTGTTACTGGCCTTGTCGCCTGAGTCCATCGCCTCACCTACAGTAATGACCGTGTGCTTGCTGCCGTCCTCGGCGGCTACAAAATCAAACTCCACGGTCAGCGTGACGTAGAACAACGCAGTGCCTTGGCGGTTCTGGCGCTCGATAACCTGTCGGTCGGTGACGCGGGGCAAGATGCACAAGCCGTGCTTTGACAGTAGCGGCGAGAGCGCACCGTACACAGCGTCAATGCCACGGAACGCGTAGCCCTGCGACTGGTTCTTGCTGTCTTTGCTGATGCCGATCTTGGATAGTTCGGCGGTGACAGCGGCAATCTTCTCGTAGACCTTCATTGCGGGTTCCTCAGTTTGGCGGATGCAGCGTCAATCGCAGCAATGCACTCGGCAAACGCTTGGTGCAGTTTGAAAGCGCCTTCGGCTTCGATGCGGTTGAGTTCGTTTAAGCCTTCGATGACGTTGAAGGCGGCGTGTTCGGCGCGGCAGTGCAACTCCATGAGTCGGTCGCGTTCCTGCTCGGCCAAGATTTGATAATCGTCTTCCATGTCTTTCTCCATCGGGGCCAATCCCCGAAGTGCAGTATACTCCCGTTGACGATCATGTCAACACCTGTTACTGTGAAATCTATGACACCGAAACAACTACTGAAGATTTATGGTTCCCAGAGCGAAATTGCTCGGGCGTTGGGCGTAACCCGGCAGGCTGTGCTGCGCTGGTTTAAAGAGGACAAGATTCCTGCGTTGCGCCTGTACCAAATTCAATGCGTGCTGAAGGTCAATGAATAATCCAGTCACTAATAGCAGCGACATCTCGTGGGCGTCTCAGGCCAACGTGCGGTATTGGGAAAGCGTCAAGCACACGCCGTTTGGCAAACTGCGGTTAGCCGATGCGTACCTTGCTCGGATCGGCGTAGGCGATTGGTCACAGCGTGCTGAGCGCACATCGTGGTTAAAGAACTACGTGGGCGACATCCTGCGCTCGTTGGACGATGCCACTGAGGCGTACGGCGACCCGCACGTTCGGGGCATGGTGCGGGAACTATGGGGCGAGCCGGGTGTGACGAAGTTGAAGGCTAGGTGCAAACCGTCATAATCGGCGTATGCGCTACGCGAAACGTCGAGACAACAACCACACCGAGATTGTAGAAGCCCTTCGAAAGGCGAACTTTGAGGTCATTGACTACGCCTCGGCAGGGCACGACATTCCTGATCTGTTGGCCGTAAAGCCAATGCACGACGGTATGGCATGGATTTGCTGGATAGAGGTCAAGGCCAAGGGCGGGCGGTTGTCAGAGGGGCAGAAACGCTTTCAGGGTCTATTTCAGCCGAGGGGCGAGTGGTACGAAGCCCGTGACCCCGACGACACCGTATGCGCCCTACAAGCCCTTTACTTGCAGCGCCTTAAATAATTCATTTACAATACGGCCATGAAGAACTGGCGCGTATTGAACCAAAACCTGAATCTGTTTAACGAGGCCGAGGTCAAGGCGCTCTTGGACGAGGAGATTGCCGGTCAGCGGCGATCCACGTTCCTTAAGCGCCTGCACCAGCGGTATTGCACCCTGCGTGCAAATCGCGAACGGGCTGAGATATTCAGCGCCGCCGCAAAAATGTCAGGTAATTAGCCCCTTCCTCCGGGTCCCACCACACCTTCACCAAGTCTGGATGGTCAGCCGGTAGCGCAGGGTTAATCGTCGTTAGCGCACAGGGTGACAGGCAGTTGTCCCTGAACCCGCGCTCCTTAGCGTAACGGTCGTAAATCTTGTAGGACGCCACCTTACAGGCGTGCATCGTGATGCCGCTGATCGCATCCTTCAGGACGCTATAAGCCGATTCGTGCTTGTGACCGGCCACATACAGGTGGTCACGGGTTCCCATCAACGCAGCCTTCATCGGGCCATGTGCCGGATTCCAAATACTAGAGCCGCTGTGGTCGTGCCGGGCGTTGACCCGCACCTCTAGGCCACTTGGGAACTGAAGCGCTATACGGGCTTCTGAGGACTTATAGAGCGAGTTCTGGTGCTTTGCTATCCAGCGTAGTGGGTCGCCCGAGCCTGACCACAGGTCGTGGTTGCCGCCAATCATGTAAAGCCAGTCGCAGCGGTTAACAAACCACTCGGCTATCTTCCAAGCCTGCGCGGCAGATGTCGCCTGATCGCCGTAGAGCCTTGCTAGGCGCCCTACCCAGTTGTTCGTGGTGTCGCCTACGTTCGCCGCGAATAGCCCCTCGGTGCGGTTTACAAGGTCGGTGTGGCGCTCAATGGCTTCTATGTCGCAGCCGTCGTCGTCTACGTGCGGGTCGCCAAAGTGCAGGATGCCGATAGCACCGGCCATCTTCACTTTGATGGGAATAAGTTTGCTGGCTTCTTCGTGTTCGCGCTTGTGCTGGAACTTGCGCTTGCGCTGGGCAATCAGTTCCTCAATGGGAACGTCGTCGTCGGGCAGCGGGGTGAACTCGTAATCGCCCTTGTCTATGACTTGGCGTCCGGGCTGATAGGTGGAGTCAGGGATTGCGTACCCCTTGTCCTTCATCTTTTTTATTCGCAACAGCAGGGTCCGCTCGTTCATTTTGAACTTAGCGGCGACCACTGCCCGTATGCCGTTTGCTTCCTGTAGTGCCTTTAATATCTGATCATCGGATGCCTTGGACTGCATTGCTTACTCCATTGTTGTGAGCATCTGTTGCAGCAAGTGTCCAATCCGATCTACAAATTGCTCGTCTCGGCTTAGGTCATCGTGACCAGCGATGTCGAGCATCGCGTGGATCGCCTCATGCGCCCACACTTGCTGCCGGTTTGTGCCTTTACAAGAACTTACGATGTGTATCTCGTATTTGTCTGGAAGCCACATTCCAACACAATTTTTGCCATGGCGCCACTTGGAGGGCGAAATTACTTTGACATTGATGGTGTGACCGGCTAGTTGGAAGCGCTTAGGTATGCCGTCTTGTCGCATAGCGCCCGCTCCATTAAATGAGGCTAACTCAAAAACAATACCCGCTCGTCGTTACGACGTTTGACGAGGCCGGGTAACACCTTACCACCGGCTTTTGTCCACTTTTTGAATTCTTCGGCTGCCTCTTCAAAGTCGCCTCGATTGACCTTCATCCGCAAGCCAGAGCGCTGAAGGTTGCCTAGCCCCACGTTAAAGGCAAAAGATACAAGAGCATCAAAGACTCCCTGACGGCCAACAACAGCAGGGCAAAGTCGAACCACACCACGCTCAAACCGGCCAAGGTCTTGAGCAAGTATCCGGTCCACCTCGTCCATCGAGAGAGTTCGATCCCATCCTGCGGGTATCGGTAGGCTCTTGCGTTCCTCATACTTCACCGCAGCGTGAGCCGGGTCTATAACGTGGCCGACCCCGACCGTCCATAGCAGGGCCGGACACCGATAAGGGCGCGTCCTTACGCCCTCATGATGCTTGATCATCTGTATTGCAGCAGGACTGACCTTCACTTCTTGCCGAAAGCCTGCGTGCCAAACCAGAAGGCAATGATTGACGACAGTATTAGCATCTCGTCATCCGAAAACACTTCAGCCATCGCAGCGGCAAACGGCACACCCGTATTGTAGGCATACCAAACGCCTGCAATGTTGATGGCGACTAGTTCCAGCACAAAAATGTACGTTACAACCGGGCGCACCGAAGCACGCAAGTTGATCATCCATTGGGATGCGCCTTTGCCAATCTCAACGTCGTGGCTATACAGCGCCTGACGCTCCTCGGCAGCCGTCTGCGTCTGGATCTGCTCTAGTTTGATTTCCTCAACTCGTGCTTGCGCGATAAAGCCACGTTCTGCGAGGGCTAATTCGCGTTCCTTCTGCGCTGCAACTAGGGCTAACTCATGCTTCTTGTCTTGGCGGTCTTGGAAGATTTGCAGAATCTTGGGCAAACCGCCTGCAAGGAACGACAGGAATGTGCTAACCATTGTCATCATTTGGAAGCCCTCACTACGTCGTCGCCCTTGGTAACGGTGACATGATCGCCCTCAACGTCCACCCGCATCGGCTGCTCTTTGCGATCCAGCCGGTCTAGTTTGGCGATCAGTTCCTTAATTACCTCAAACTCGGGCTTATCTTCCTTCTCCACCGTGCCTGCAATGCTGGCAAGCATAGAGATAAGAGCGGTCAGCGAGGCACCAAGCAGCCCCATCACGGCAGCGATCTTGTCCGAATCTAGCGCAAGGCTAGACAGCACGCCGATCACCACAATGGTTGTGATGTATTTCAGCCCGTCCTTACCAATGGCTTTACCGGCTACGTCCTTGGCAGACGACTGCGCTTCAAGCCGTTGCAACTCGGCCTGTATTTGCACTTTTAGCAACTGGATGTCGGTAACGTCGTTCATTTTTAACCTTTAACTAAAGAACAGTATTGTTAATAGTGCTGCAAACAGTACGCTTACGCAGGCAATTACTTTTAAATTAGCGCGAGTCCGCACCCATGCCGCCCACATCACTTGTCGGCCTTTTCGTCCAACTTATCCCAGATGCGGGTCAGGATTTGCTCGATACGCTCTAAGGCGGACTTGTAGTCATCGCGGCGCACGAACTGGTGCATCATCTCTTTGTGGTCGCGCTGAAGGTTCTCTAGGCTCGTCGTAATCGAGCGCAAGGTCCAACCGCCAAACGCTGCTGCAACTGCCACCGCAATGTTAAAAGCCGCCTGATAATCCACGTCACTTCTCCGAAAGCGCCTGCGTGGTGACAGCCCGCAGCACGAGGTTTGCCAAAGCGCCGACCATTAGGATCGCCGCAGCCACTTCCTGCCCCCACAGCACGGTCATGTGACCGCCCATCAGTTCAAGGCCGCCAAGGACGGCAAGCAGGACATTCCACCAAACAGTCTTAGACTTGAGTGCGCCTTGCAGCATGTTACGGCCTCAGTTGGTTGCTTGGCGGAGGTGCCAAGTTGTTCATAATCATTGGCTGCTCTTCAAAGTCTTTCGCAGCACGGCTAGTTACTTGTACTTGTGCAGCCTGCGCCACCTGACCGGCAAACTTGTTCCAAGACTCAGCGTTTTTAAACTGTTTTAAAAACACATTCCGTTCACGAGTCGGAATTTGATTAAGCACACGATTGAACTCACGGCCTGACTGGGCGGCACGAATCAAAGTTTCTAAGGTTTCCGCTTTCATTTTTTGCTCAAGCCCAGCCACAACCTCGTTAACGGTTGTTGATGCCCGAGTAAGGAACGGAAGCCTAAACCGAATGCCTCCTTTTTTCTCAGCCTCAGTAAGAGCAGCGCGGCCAGCAGCCGCTTGTTTAACAGCCGTGGCATCCAAGTCCATCGTATCGGCAAGTTTTTTAAGAAATGGCATGTCTTTTGCCATTTCTTTGCTAATTTCGTAACGGCCAGAACCAAATAAATCTTCCACTACGTCCGGCGATTCGCCGCGCACCAAATCAATAATCTGCTGTTTAGACTCCGGCGTTCCCTTGGCATATAACTTACGAATTTGATCGGCTAACTCCATGCCGCGAATATCGCTCATGCCGCGCTCAAATGACTTAAGGTAGTCGGACCAATTCTTGCCGCCAGCCTTTTCAATGGCTTCGTCAATAGCGGGTTTTAACTTAGCCAAAACCTGAGCGGCCATACGACTTTGAGATTTAGAGTCGGCTCCCGGCATCAATTGCTGAATAATGCCGCTGACCCCGTTTTTACGGATAGCATCTACCGCCTCCGGGGTTACAACGCCATATTCATCTGCCCAGTCTTTAAACATTTGTCGCACTTGCGGCAACGCATTTTTCAACGTTGGATTTGTTGCGACATCGGGATTACCCAACAAATTGTCAATTGGAGCCGTAAATTTATCTACCGTGATTGGCTCAAGACCGCGATCAACCATGCTTTGATAGGCATTTTCAGCCGCTCGTGCGCGAGCGCCAGCCTGCAAAGATGCTTGTGCCGCTTCATCAACGCGGCGTGCAATTGTGCCGCCTTCGTCAATAACTTGACGCTGGAACGGCCCACCAACAGTTGTTTGACGACCACTTCCCGCCAACTGACCGGGGAACGTGTATCGTTGTTCCGCCTGCGATCCCAAGCGAACGCCAGCCTCACCAACGCCTTGATTGGTTACATATTGACGCGTGAACGTACCGCCCGGCCCTTCAACCAGCCTAGACCCCGTTATCCAGTTACGCGCCCAATCATCGGCCCTGTTAATTGCATCGCTAACGCGTCGCACAAGTTCAACATTCTTTTTGGCGTCAGCACGGGCTTCGGTTGCGATTGTTTGCAACTTCGGCATCACCTCGCCAGTGCGTCGAGCAGCACCAAAGGATTCCTCGCGCATACGTCCAGTCAATTCACCTAAACTTTCTTTAGTTTTTTCGCGAGCGATGCGAGCCGTTTCAGCAGTCGGCCCACCGGCAATTCGAGTCAACTCATTAACAATGTCTTGAGATTCACGCTGCCGGAACGCATTGATAACCTGTTTCGGATCGCGTTGCTCTGCACGAGCCAACAATGCTTGCAGCAAAGGCAAATCCATGTCAGCAATCAATCTGCTAACAGGAACGTCAGGCTGTGCATCCCGCATAGGAATTTGCCGACTAGCGATTGCTTGCTTCAAAGCGTTAACTTCGTTGTTAGCGGCAGTGCGAATCAACTCATTAGCGCGAATGTCAGGGGTGCGACCAGAAAGGGCGTCTACAACCGCGCCGCCACCCTTTGCCAGCACTTTGGCTACTGGCGGCAATACTTGTGTCGCAGCCGCTCCAAATGCGGCCGCTTCTGGGGCCGTTTCTGGCTCAACCACTAACGCGCCACCACCTGCTGCACCAGCGCCACCAAGCATCTGAACGCCACGACGGGTCACAGCACTAGTAGTAGCAGGTAACCCAGTTCTAAATCCGCCTGTTTCTAATGACGTAGCAATCGGAGTAAGAAACCGTTGGGCGGCAGGAATAGCCGTTGCTATGCCACGGGTAATCCCACCCAGTATCGGACCAGCCAAAAGACTGCCAGTAAAGCCAGCAAACCCTTTAACCGCAGCCTGACGCTCTTCTGGCGTCATGCCGGTTTCGGCTACCTGAGCGCGAAAGCCGGTTGCGCGGTCGCCAATATCGCCAATCGCAGGTAGTCTACGAGACGGTATTTCAGCCTCCGGTGCAACCACGCGTGGCTGTGCAGGCGCAGCAGGCGGAGCGGTCTTAGCCAGATAAGCGTCTGGATCAAAAGCCGGTCCTTTTTTTGCCAAATACTTATCTGGATCAAAAGCCATTATCGAACTCCGAGTCGTGCCTTGATTTCCGCCGCTCGTGGATCGGTTGGATTGGAGTTAGCCCAATTCAACGCTTGTTGATCTTCGGTGTTTAATGTAGCCGGAGCCTGACCACCCATGCGGGCTTTTTCTTCGGCTTTTCGCACGCCGTTCCTAATGATCTCTTGGAACTCACGTCCCGCCTTAATAAATTCTTTTTCGTTTTGCGCCAAATTCATTCTGGTTATTGCAGCCGTGGCTCTTTTACCTTCTTCGTTTGCAATCGCACCGCCACCACGCAACGTGTCGTAAGCCTGCAAGAACGCAGTACCAGTTGCTTGGTCATACATGGCTTGAAAGCCCGCAGCATCCGTACCCGGAATCAATCGAGCGCCGGGCTTCCAAGTGGCGCCAACGGCATCAACAAATCCGGGGTGGGGCGCAGTACCTTCTTCTATAACCTTGTTGTTCTTATCAACCTTTTGGGGCTTTCCAATCATGTCATCCAAAAGCGCCAATGTTGTATTTGCTTGGTCAATAGCCCCCGGCAGTTCCGCTTGAGCCTGAGCCAAAGCCTTGCCAGTAAATTGTGCCGCTGCCTTCATTTGCTCAACGCGGCCTAAATACTGGAAGTCGCCTTCTCGATCAAACTTCTCACGCTGCAACTGAAGTTCGCCACGGCGCAAATTAAGATTCGATGTGGACAGTCTTCGTTGGAACTGTCGCTCATTTTCAACGCGAACGCGCTCCTCCTCGTCAAACTGCTTTTCGAGCGGCGTTAACTCATCAACATACGCTTGAATAAGTTTTGGCGTAGAGGCGGGATCAAACGCTTGCGGAAACCTAGAAACGTCATACCCCATATCCGTTGCTAATTGAAGGCGCGTTCCATAAGAAGCCGGGTCTTTTATTGCTCCGCGCAAAAGACTCATCGTGTTGTTTAAGGTTTCCCTTAACTGCTTTCGCTCTTCTGATTTAATTTCCAAATCGGTTTTTTTAGCAGTTCGTTGGGCAGCCATAGCCTGCGAAAGCGATTGCGCTACAGGGGCGCCGCCGGGTGTTACGGCAAGTCGATTTAAAAATGATGGGTCTGCTAAGTCCTTTTCTGTAGCACTAGTCAGCATGTTCCGAAGCGCAGCCTTTTCTTGCATGTCTCGCATGGCAGCGGCTTCTTGCGTTCTTGCTAAACGATTGGCACGACCAATTTCCATGCCTTGTGCATAAGAACCAAGCACATTTGTAGGTTCAAGTTGAGTTGCGCCGATAATTGCCATGACTTACCCCAGATTTGCGAATTGAGGGCCGCGATAATTAACCGCCATCAAATTTTGGCCGCCACCGGGGGTTACGTTTTGCGGTCCAAAATAACCGCCCCTGTACATGCCATATCCCATCGCAGCCTGACCAAGCGCGTTGCTTAAAGCATTGGCTTGGCCCAAGTAGCCGGAAGCGCGAGCCTGACCAGCCTGCGTCATTAGGTTGCCGACGTTGGCGCCCATTTGACCGGCCTGACCAGCAATTTGTTGAGCAGAGGCTTGCCCAGCGCCGTACAAACTACCCAGCGTGCCAAGGCGAGTGTTTAATTGCGCTTGAGCGCGGTTAAACGCGTTCATGTATTCCTGCGAGGCCAAGTCTTGCCCAAAACGCTGAGTGCCCTTAAGCATTGAGCCGGACAGCAATCCGCCACGAGCGGCAGCAGATCGCTCTAGCGCCTTCTGGCCTTCCGACAAGCGGAACGCGTAACCGGGGTCCATCTGCATGTCTTCGGGGCGGAACTGACGAGTCAGCATCCCGTAGTCGGCAGCAGAAGCGTCACCGCCAATACCTAGCAAGCGCATCAGTTCGTTCTGCGAGGTAATACCTGCCTGCCGAAACGGCTCTTGCAGTTCTACCTGACGCTCAAACGTCTCGCGTTGAACTTGCGCGGCCTGATCGGCGGCCTGTCGCTGTGCTTTAGCGGCCTTGCTTGCGCCCCTAGCGGACGCTGCGCCACCAACCAATGCACTACCAATAATTGCTGTTTCGATGCCCATATTAATGGCCTCTTACGAACATGCCGTCGTGTTGAACGAATCCCAATCTTTCTAATACGCCGTGCATGTATTCATGCCCCGGAGTTACCCTTGTCGTAATACGATCTTTTGCAAATAGTTTCGACAAGATGCCTTTGGTTGCCCATTTACGGCGCCATTCCGGCAGTACCGAAACATGCAGTTCGTCGCCGTTAAAATACGCCGCACCAATACATTTGTCATCTCGAATTATGGCCTTAACTTCCCAATCCTTAAGGGCTTCTGCGTACGCCTCAAAGGAAACCGGATTGGTCCAATCGGTCGCTTGATAACCGACTTGCAAGGCTAGTTCTCGATTGTCGGCTAGGCCGGTCACGACACTTCCCGACCAGAGGATCGGATGTTGATAGCCGAGGCAGTACCGGCAATCGTCGAGATAAACCCGCCCGGTTGCAGCACATGGCCGACCAACTCGGGGAACGTATACGTCTCTGAGGGCAGCAGAGTCTTGTTCTTGATGATCAAGTTCTGGTTGCCCGACGAGTCAAACTGCGTCACGAGGTTGACCGAGATAGTAGCCGCAGATGCGCTGTAGTTCGTCGCCGTGAACTTGTCGATGATGGCCGATACGTTCGTGGCTACGTACTGTGTGACTTGGGTGTTCTCGGCAATCTTGGCCGGGATCAGGACTTTTACGTTAACTGCCATGTGTCACCTAAAAGGTAAATTTGAATCGGACACGACCATTAACGCCAGCCTTGCCCGGATCGCCGCCCTCTACCGGGTCGCCACCGTCACCGCCAGCGCCACCGACAAGGCTGCCCACACCGGCAATCGGCGCAGCACCCGGCTGCGTGAAGGCTGCGCCACCGTTACCGTTGGTATTGGTCGTATTGCCTCCTGACGCCGTTCCGCCAGCACCTTGCTGACTGCCGTAAATACCAATGCCGCCATAACCGCCGAAGCCGCCCGTACAGATCATTTCAGGCAGGGCGTAGGTTCCGGCATAGGCCACAGACTGACCGCCTGCACCGCCCACAGCGTCGCCTACAGTGCCGCCTCTACCGGCAGCACCGACAGTGTACAGGATAGTTTTACCGGCATCTGGGGCTGTTAGCACCAACACCGTTTTGGCGTAAGCGCCACCGCCGCCACCACCGCCGGGGTTCTCTTGCGGTTCGTACAGAAACTCGCCAAATATCTGGGTAACAGTGCCGTAGCCACCGCCGCCACCACCGCCCCAAACCTCAATGGTGACGCCCGTGGCGCCACCCGGAATCGTGACGCTACCCGACCCAGACGAGAAGTCGAATACACCGGCACCGGCTCCCCCCGTCGTGCCTGCAATCGCCGCTGCTAAGGTAGCGCCACTCATTAGGACAATCCCGCTCCGCTAATCAGCCAAGAGGTGCTGCCAATCTTGACGCAGGTAGCCAAGCCGTTCTGCGCCAAAGTGCGCGTGCCGGTCGTGGTGCTGTTCGCCAGAGTCAGCGTGTCGGTCGTAATCGAAATGGACAGCGCCGACGAATTGAGGTTGACGATTATAACAACTGTACCTACGGGGAACGCGACAG